CAATTAATAAGTTTTCTACCTGGTACGCTGTTTCATCAAATACTTCTAAAGTAAATTCATTTGCAGAATCACCAATTACTCTTTTAACATTTAATGAAACTAAATGTTTTTTACTTACTGATAAGGATTTATTATTTATAATAATTTGTAATTGTATAGCTCCTTGATTTACAGCCATTTAATATTCTCCTCCTATCCATTAGTCTCTATTGTAGTTGCTCCCGGTACATCTAATCTTGTCATTAAAAATGTTAAATCTACATTACAACTTAATATCTGTTGTTCTCTTACTAAAGTTCCCCAATTAACAGAAACATTAGTACAAACACAACGCATAGTTCTATCTCCTAATACTAATGTTATATTAGGACTATTTACTAATCCTCCTGAGCCATAAGTTGGATATGTAAGAGCTTGTAAAGCTCTTACATATTGTTTTAAAGTACTAAATCCTTGGGCCAAATAATCTTCAGTTAAATTTTGTAAAGAGAAAGATAAAGTCTTTGCCCCAGTTGAATTATATACAACTCTTGGAACAGAAGCTCCTACTATATCTTGTTGTGTAAAATTAGCATTAGTTGCTTCTGATATACCTTGAGGCATTACAGGAAAGGGTATTTTAGTTCCAGTTAAATTATTTTTAATATAGGCTGTATATCGTCCATCTTTTCCAGAAACAGTTAATCTTTTCATTTATTCCCCTCCTTTTAATATGTTGGTTCACTTATTCTTGATTTACTAAATGCTTCCAATATTCTTCTCTGGTCATTTTGTTCTGACCTTATTCCTTCTAAGTATCCTATTAATTTATCAATTCCACTATTTACTCCTTTTGATACAGATTCTTCCATACCACCAATTCCACCATCAGTTGAAAATTGTAAAGCCTTAGGAATAAATTTAGTTGTTCTAATTGGAATTGTACTCTGTCCAGAAGCAATAGAATTATTACTTCCTTGAGTATCATTAGTCATATTTATATCACCTTTAGCTTGAAATAAAGCTGAAGTTATATAATTATAAGGACTTATATCAGAACTATTTGCTGTACTTCTTTGTACTTGAAAATGTAAATGTGGTCCTGTTGAATATCCAGTATTTCCAGATAATCCAATAGTATCTCCTGCATTTACTAATTGTCCTGCTTTAACCCCTACTTTACTTAAATGTCCATATCTATAATATAAGCCATTATTTCCTTTCATTAATACATATTGTCCAAATACTCTTCTTCCTTCTTTATATGTATTATAATTATCTCCAGTATAAGCTGTAACTATTGTACCAGCTGTTGCAGCACCTACTTTAGTTCCAATTGGTATACCAAAATCAAGTCCTCTATGCTGATTTCCTGATGGATAACTTGGATAACCTGCAGTCATTGGCCATGGAAGACCTGTAATTATTCTTCCTTTTGCTCTTGGTTTTGTATCAGATTCACCACCACGAGGAAACATTTGTCTATAAATATCTGCTTCCTGAGCATTTAATACCATCTCACCTTTATGTAATAAAGCTCTATAATTATCTCTTGGTATATAGTCTTTACCTGTTTTATGATAACCACTTAAATTAAGAGAACTATATTCACGACCATCATAATCTCTTGGCCATTTTGCTCCCCAGTTATCAATAAATACAGCATCATATTTATTAAAAGCATTTCTTAATTTTGATTCTGCATTTGATTCATTCTTTAAATATTTTTTAACATCATCTTTAGTTAATCCAAATAAAGATTGTGCAACTCCTGGAGTACCTGCATTATTCATAAGTACTGTGTACATATATTCCATTGCAAGTAACTCATCTTGGCTAAGCATACCTCCAGAACCTCTTATAAAATTATTCCAAAGTTCTGTATTATATTTATTAGGGTCATTCTTATTAAAATTATTCGCCCAACCAGAAGTTAAATTTGCAGCTGTACCCCAAAAATTATCCCAACCATTTTTTTTACTTAAATTTGAAGCTGCAGCTGTAGCATTTGCATAAGCATTATCTCCAGCAAGTGGATTTCCTTCTGCTTTTAATTTATTTTTAGTATATTCTAATTGGTCATTTGAGATAGTCATTGCTTTTGTTACTGATTCGGTAGTTACCCTTGCAAGACCTGCTACAGCTGCAGCTGTTAAGCCTACAGCAATACCTCCAGTAGCCAAGGTTCCTAAAGCACTACCAGCAGTACCACTACCAGCAGCAAATCGACTCATTTCTTCTGCTCCACCAGCTAAAGTTGAACCTTTACCAAATAATCCGGTTAAATATTTTCCTAAACCTCCAGCTTTACTAATTCCACCTATAAATGAGTGCAATCCTTTAAATCCATCTATAATACTTGAAGCTGTGTAAGCTGTAAAAGCTGCTATAGCCACTTTAGGATATAATTTCCATAAATCAATACTAAAATGAGAACTTAACCAGCTTTGTATTTTTTCAAGTAAAGTTGCTTCAGTAGACTTTTTTACAAAATTATTAACATCTCCTGAACCTGTTTCTCGTATTGATTTTATTGCTTCATCTAATTTATTATCAAAGGTATTCATACTTCCTGCATTTCCAAAATATCTCATCATATTTACAAATCCAATCTGGTCTCCTGCACCTAAAGCATTTAATTTAGCATTAACATTTTTTGTATCCGACGCAGAAGCTAATGACCTTAATTGATTATTTCCTACAATCATTTTGGTAGCATTTATTGCATTACCTTGCATTAATTGTTCATAAATACTATCTACATCTGAACCAAATAATTTTCCATATTTTTGAACCATTTGTTCATAAGGCATAGCAATCATTTCATTAAATACATTACCTAAAACATCACCCCAACCATTAGTTATTGAATTCATAGCTGCTTTTGAAACTGTTGCTTCCTGAATATATTTTTGTTGAGTTGCTTCATCTACCCCTAATGCTGCTAAAGCCTCAGCATCTTCATAGGTCTTTTGTGATAATACATCTAATTGTTCTTTACTTACTCCTAATTGAGATTGCAATAATCCTACTATCATTTGATTATGTTTTTCAATAGTATCATTATTATTTGTTCTCTTCATATATTTAAACATTAATTGTTGTGTTTCAGCAGTTACTCCTAAATATTTAGTAGCTATTACAGAATTTTTCATTTGTTGTTGTGCCATTTTAGTATCAGTTATTCCAAAAGAACTTAAATTACTCATATATGTTTTTAAATCTTCATTATTAAATAGATTTCCCATACTACCATTCATAGACTTTAAATTATTATTTAAACTGTCTACAAAATTCCAATATTGAGAATTAGAATTAAATCCAAACTGTTTCATTGTATCGGATTGAATTTTTTCTATACTTCTTGCATTTTGTTCAGCTGTATTATTTGCAATTTTTTGAAGACTAAGCATATTAGATAATCTAGCAAGTCCTTCTCCTGCATTTTTTAGAGTTTTTGATAAAGAAGTTGAAAGACTATCAGAAGCCTTATTTGCAGTATTAATAAGGTTGCCCATTTCTTTATTCATTTTAGAAAAATCATCTTTTAATTCTGTATATTTATTACTAGCTTTTTCAGTCATTTTTGATGCTTCATCTATTTTATCATGTAAACTATTCCAACTTTTTGCAAGTCCAGACTGAGAATTAATTAAAAGATTAGTAGTTTCTTTAACTATTTTAAAAGCTGTATCTGATGATATATCTGATTGGTTTTTTATATTTTTTAATATTTTTTCTTGTTCTTCTAAGGCTCTTTGTCTTTCTCTTGCTGCTTGTCTTTCTGCTTTTGTCATTTGGTTTGAATATTTTAAAAGCTCTTTATATTGTGTAAGTTCTTTTCCAAGCTCTTCAGTAATAGTTGCTAAATAACCATTTTGGTCATCCCAAAATTTATTACTAAATTCATTTCTTGCTGCATTACCTATAAAATGTCCAGTAAGTCCCTCTCCTACATTAGGAGCATCACTAAAATTTATATTATGTCCTAATGGATTATTTCTATTATTATTGTTATTAGACATTTAAGGATTTCCTCCTTTCTATGTTATTTGTGGTCTATGTTCTTCTCTCCAATTAACAGCTATTTGAATTAGGTCTCTCCTTGACTGAGCATCAATTGTATCTGTATAAGAAAAAGGAACACCTAAATCAGATAAGTATAATTGCTCTTCAATAGTATCTCTATACATATTAAAGGCAAAAGTATCATACTCCTCTATTAATTCAGGTGTTTCAACTAATTTATTGCTATTTAGTAGGACGAAAGAACTCCGGACATATAAGTCCGCTTACCTCTACTTCCTCTTTACATTTATTACAAGTGATTACTACAGAAGGGTCTAAACCAAATTCTATCTTATTTAATGTATTTTGAATTGCCACAAGGTCTCTCATATTAAGATTATCAACATAATTTCTTTTATCTTCAAAAGATTCAAAGTCTTCTCCATTTTTATTTACAATTGTTTCCATTAACTTAATTGTAAATTCATAAGTTTCAGGGTCCTGTACTTTTCCTTTTGCTGTTCTATTTTTAACTTGTTTATCAAGTCTATTAATATCTCCAGAACTTAATAATTTAAGTTGTAATTCATCTCCATTTACTGGAAGCTTTACTAATAACTTATCTTCTAATCCTTCTGAATCTAAATAAGTTATATTCATTTCATTAATATCGATTTCAGTTTCTTGTTTGAATCCGCACTCTGGACATACTACTTCTTGATTATAAGTATTTCCAAATGTTAATTCTCTTAAAGCATAAACTAAATACATAATATCATTTTGATGTAATAATCCTACATCAATATCTTCTGGGTCTAATATACATGACCTAACTAATTGTGTAAAAACAGAAAAATCTCTTGCAGATAAAATAATCTTTTCCTCTCTTGTAGTCATAGCCCTAATTGTTACTTCCTTAGGACCTCCAAAATATCCGTTACTTGGTAATTGTATTCTCTTCTCAATAGTATCCATTCTTCTTAACTTCCTTTCTAAATTACTTTTTAATTTACAATATATTAAACAATAAAGATAAATTTTAGGACTTTTTATGATTAAGGTATATAATTTATATTCCCTAATCATAAAAGTATCCTAAATCAAATCCTCGTCACGAGGAAGATTATCTTACAGACTAATTTCTTTATCTAAATCATCTCTATAAGCAAAGTCATAAGTTATTGTGACAGATAATTGTTTTTCTCCACCATCATCATAACTCATATCACCATAATCTATTCCAGATGGCCAACATCCTACAAGTCTCCAACTTCTAAATTGTTCTCCATTTGGTGTATACTCTCTTACTTGAGCTTGACATTTATATTCTGCAGCAAGTCCCATAGTACCTTCTGCTGGATTATAAACATTTTTTCTCCAATTTAAGAATTTCTTTTCAGTATCATAAGAAATTGCATCTCTTAATACCATTGTTGTAGTATCAAATGTTGTTTTTCCTGCTGTCTTAATTGTTTGGTTGAAATAACTTACATCATTTGATTCTGTTGTTTCTTTTGGTAATGGGAATGATACAACCATAAATCTTAAATCAGCATCAATATCAAGTCCGCTTCCTTCTGTTGGAATAAATTGAACTTCAAAATGATTCTTTCTTTGTAATTGAAATTTCTTTGTATTAAAACGAGTAGCTGTTTTAACCACTGCTTTTTGGTTAGCTGTGTTTGTAGCCATAATTTATTCTCCTTTCTAATTATTCTATAGTAACCTCAATAACATCCGTAATACGGAAGTCTATATTTACAAACTCTGCAACTTCTTGAGGTTTGATTCTTATGATACCATTTAATTGATTTGCTGCTATAGTTTCTGGAGTATTGATAGTATCATCCATTATTACTTGGTATGCTTCTATTCCATAACTTTCTTTTATATCATTTAGCATTGCTTCAATCTTTAATGTCCAGTCTGCATAAACAGCATCTGAAATTGGTTCAAATATATAATTCCAAGAAATAGAATATGCTTGTTTTGTTACATATTTAATTAATCTTGATACATTAATTCTATCAAAGAAAGCTGAATCTCCTGTTGCCGTTTTATTTCCCCAAACTATAAATCCTCTTCCGCTTA